AGCTTACTGCCGCAGTTAATTTTGCGATTACAGTAACTTCAGAAGTAATTGTTACTGGAGCTTGAGTAATATTACTTACTTGCTCTTTCATGTAACGAGTACCTACTCCTGTAGCAACAGCGGCGGCTATAAACCCAACCGGAGTTGCTGTTGTGCCATCAGTATATCCTAAACTCAACTGACAACTTGTACCTAGTGTTGCCGATTGATGTAAAGATGCTTCCCATACTTTTGCTCCGGGAGGCAGTTTACCAAAGGATATTGTATCATTTATTGCCATCGCGAGATCAGGCGACGTAAACGTGAATTTATCATATAACATCCGCATTCTGCCACCTTGGTCAGCGACATCAGTCAGCTTCGCAGGAACAGTAACGAATCGTTTCTTGTGATTTACAGCATATTGACTAGCCATATTTTTCCTTTCAGATTATGAGTTAAGCAGTTACGAAACAATCAATTTGAATAACCATCTCTTCCCAAACCCTAGTTGCTCCAATATCCATTTCAAAATATGCATATGGAACAAAAGATTTGTCAGAACGTCTTTCAATTTCTGTTATCGGTTCTTCCCAAGAACAGAAAGCCAAACCTTGCGGATGAAAAGCTAACACTTGTTCTGTCAGCGTATCACCTGTTCCAGTTGTAGGCATCGACTCATACCTAATAAACTGGAAACCAGCAAAATAATTGGTTTGTCCTTCAACCAATGCACGAATACTATTATAATCCGCACTATTGATTTGTTCGGAATGAAGTAGAGCTTCAATTTGAGCCGCAGAACATACAATGAAATAAAGTGGATTACCACCTTCATCATATTGATCTGCTTCATTCTCAGAAAGAATCCTACGAGCCTTCAACAGTTTGTCAATTGATAAACTTCTGCGATTACCAGCGACGTTATCAATGCCACTATAACCAGCAGTATGTGCGCCTACCAATAAATCTACACCAATAAACTGTTTCGGGAAATTAGAGTCATTCCAGACTATTTCTGTTGCACCGTCCATTACACCACCATCTGATTCGTATGCTGAACCAAATGCGGCATCAACGATTACAGAGTCCATTTTCCGGGCCATAGCCATTGACGTAGCTTCTGCATAAGGTTGGAACACATCGTAGTTCATTCTACGAGTATCAAAACCTTCTACGAAGAATCCAGCATTTTTAGGTTGTGCTGATACTCTCCTACGTTGATGGGATATTGCCTGTACTGGCGAATCTGCAAAACGTGCAACTTTGTCTAGTGCTTCGTTAGTTCCGATCTTATCAATGAACTCGGCTACACCTTGACAGTCTGGCTTGTTGGTTACAAAATTCCGTAACCGGGATGTTTTTTGTTGAAGCGCATGCAATACATCAGAAGAATACCGATGTACATAGGACGTTTCAATGTCATAAAAATTAGCCATATTGTTACCATTTATAGAAATCTCATACACTTATGTGCATAAGTAAAACTCACAATAACCTAGTGATTGTCCATAAAGGATCACAACAGACTTTTCGGCAGGGCAAATGCTTATCTGCCTATTATCTTATGTTCGGTATTACCTCCACCATGGAGGTGTGATATTATCGTACTCGTTTTTGACTTGGATATGCTGTTTTGAATAACTTATCCATTTTATTCATCGCAGATTTATGTCCGGAATTTCTATTGTCCCTATAAGCCTCCGAGAATTCCTTATCACTGTATAGATTCTGAATCTCTGTACGTGCTTGTTGAGGTGAGAATTGGGTAGAACCCATTCCTGAACCTACAACGAGTGAGTCTTCACCAAGTATTTCACCAATTTTTGAAAAAGCCCGGATCATTTCAGGATGATTACCCAGACCTGTCTCATTCATAACTGATTTCAACTCGGGTGAGGAAAATTGAGCGAAAGCTCTTGTTGCCATATCAATTTTACCTGCATATTTATTACCCCACTCTTTTTGAAGATTGATCTTAGTATCTAATTCCAAATCTCCAATTTCTTTAGCATGCTGAGTTTTTTCTTCTTCCTGTATGTCTCCAAACAAGTTTAAGATATTTTCAGCCTGATCCTGTGAAAGACCTGTCTGATGTGCAAATTCCCGAAAATCATCGAGAACACCTTCATCATCACCAAAATCATATCCATCTGGTTTTTCAGGTCTACCTATCTGGTTATATAGATTATCCCAACTTTCTCCTTCTTGCGGAAGGGCGATGAGATTATCCGGGTTTCCTCCAATCTTCTTGACTGCATTGACGTAGGACTTAGCGAGTTTATCTACTGAGTCAAAAGTCTGGAGACTAGGTTCATCCCTTAAGCCCTCTGGCATATTGGATGCACTAAATTGTAAAGCCGAAGATTCGCCACTTTCAGCTTGCCCTGTATCTTCTGCAGGAGCCATTGCTTCTTCTGACATATTTAATTATTGCTAGGGTTATCCTGCCGTTTTACTCTGGCAAGTTCTTGTTGATCATAGCGTGTTCTAAGCACCCTAAGATCGGTGTCCACCATCTCCAGTATCTTGAGTATTACACTACGCTGACCCTCTTGCCATGCAGATAAATACGGATCAGGAGTTGGTGTAGTCTTAAAAACAAAGTGATCCTGTACAAGTTTTGTTAATACTTGTTGACCTTCCTCTGTTGAAAAACATTCCTTAAATATTCTACGATTATTTGATTCACGGTCAAACCATTTCATCATCACCCATTATGCGGCCTCTGCTCTAAGAGATTCTGCTTTTGCAGTTTTTTCATCTACTGCCGCCGCTGTTTGAGCTTGTTGCATTTGTTCCTGTGCGGCTCTCTGTCTTTGTTGTTCTGCAACCATTGCATCTACTTCTTCTTTTGACCTGATGTTAGAAACAGGTACTTGAAGCACTTCAGCAGTATTTGTAAGTATCTGGTGAGTATTGAAGTACATTGGTATAGTCTGGTCTATTTGAGCAAGAGGCAGTATCATCTCAAACATCTGTGACATTGAGTTTATTTCTCCAGATCGCATTGCAATGGAAACTGGATTCATGTATTCAATCCTGTAGTCTTCACCCATTTCTTCAGGCATCTCAGGCAACAAATAGGAACGCATCAATATATTTACTGTTCTTCTGATCAAGGGATCAAGAAACTCTGCTTCCTGTCTAGCAAGAATTGGTCCAAGAACAGGCATTCTTTGTCTCATTCTTACAGATACTTCTGTTGCAGAGAAACGCATTACATCACCATCTGGTGCAGTTGGCCCCGGTAATTCCAACAGATCCATGAAATAACCTTCCCTGATTGCCGCAAGACTTTTTGCACTTAATCTTTCTGCATAATCAGGTCTTGCATTAGTTGGTACTTCAAAGATCATATCCTTGCCCCCTAAACCAACCGAATAATAATTAATAGCATCCGGGGTAGTATCTAGGGGGTCTAAGAGTCCAGAATCCGGTACAAAGAGAGGCGGAGATACCGCTTTCTGAACTGCTTTTAAATACGTTTTATCAATTTCAGTAATCAGTCTTATATCAGGCATTATTTCCCAAGTTGGCCCTCTTCCATAGATTTCTCTGTCAGATCGTTCCCATCTTGCACAGATATAAGGCATTTCATCATAACCACCAATTGCAAGTATATGTTTTCTTTCCTTCAGGTAATGAACTGATACAAATGCTTTTTTAAAGTTAGGAAGATACTGAGCCATTGTCCATGCAGGATAAACACAATGAACAACATCCACTTCATCAAGCATCTTATCGCTTTGGGCATTTTTTAATACATCTTCTGGTAGAGACTCAGGATCAAATCTTGATAGTAAGTCTTTATTCGTTTGTTTGTAGTTCCTGAAAACTGTGTCAACTTCCATTTCACTTCCGCTACCCAATATACAATCCGAAAGAGGAAAATTGCGAAACCGAGGCCCAAACCCGGGAACATCTTCAACAAATATGATGCCAGTTCCAAAAGTACCTGCTTCCAAGTAATACTGAAAGATTGCACTCTGGAAATTGGAGATTGGTCGTGATACATGATGTTTTATTATCTTAGTTGCTTCTTCCAGCCATAATGCAACATTGCGTTCTTTATCCAACTGGGTAATTCCAGAAGTTAACTTAAACCATTCTGCACCCATTGGTGTGAATACATTGTGTATATTGGAAGCAAATCGTTTAAGAAGTCGCATCGCAGATCCTTCAAATGCAGAATACATCCTGTCTGCACCTTTAGAATGGGTAGTTGTGAAATCTGCACGATGCGGCAATACATATTCTGCCATTTCTTGCCATTCACGTTCCCAATTCCTGCGATTACCCTTCAGTTTCTCATGTTGCTTGTCAAGAATACTGCCTAAAGGATTTTGTTGTATTTCCATTATCTATCCATAAGATTAAGGAGCTAAAATACTAGATTTTTGAGTGCCTGTAACCATTTTTCCTCTACCATACTTTGCTTCCCTGCCTCCAGTTCTACCAACTCCACCATATCCTTTGTATTCACTTCTCTTTTTTGGGTTTTTGTTAATACCTTGATCGGTATAATTTAATTCACCTTCAGCAAGTTGTGCTGGTGTTGCCGTATACCAATTTGTTGAACCGGGATATGTACTTGTTGGTTCCTTTGTAGGTTG